TTGAAACATTACCCATACATGTTCATTTAATTCTTTTAAATTTGTTACTATACCATCACAATTTATTTCAAGTACTTGTTCACCATTATCTCTATCTTTTAAAACAAAATCATCACTATTAAAAGTTTTTTTTATAATAGCACCACCTTTATGGATATCATTACCAAATACAACTATATCTTTTATCATATCATTAGCTAATAATGACATATTCTTTTTATCCTTTGTTCCTCCAGGAGTGTTTTTTGTATTTTTTCCTGGGGCTAAATGATTTATACCTTGTGTTATGGGTACTATTCGAACAATTCCTAGTGCTTCTGCTTGTGAAACATAATCATCCCCATTTTTTATGTTTGGGGAAGTATGAAACCATGACTCCATACCACCCCAAAAGTCAGCATTATCTTGTTTAATGGATATTGGAACTCTACCACCACCTTTTATAATAAGATCAGCATCAGATTTTTTAACTCTTGGATTAGCTGAGGTAGGTGTACCTTTTTGACCAACACCTTCACATTCTATAACATTTTCAACTCTGAATTTTTGTCTTGTCCAAGTTGGACTTTTGTTATTAGTTATAAACTCTATTGCTAGACCGTCAGGTAAATTTTTAACAAAATCGTTAATTCTGTTCATAAAGATCTTCTCATTATTAATACCACCACTAGCTCTACCAGCAGGTCTCAAAAATATTGGAACATATCTTTGTGGGGAGTCCTGACCTACTCTTACACTACCAGTACTACCACCTGTTGTGGCACGCTTAGATATATTTTTAAAAAGATCATTGAGTAAAATTTGTTGAACGTCTACTCTATACTTCCATTTTTCATCTACAAATAAAGAAATTTTATTACCTGTTTTCATATTGTCATAATCAAATTTAATAACTTTATTAGCTATTTCAGTTTTAAAATAATCTTCAATAGTGTCCATAACCTTATCTTTAGGCATAGAGCTTTCCATATATTCTGATAACAAATCTGCCATTTATATCTCCTATGAGATATTTATAGTCCTAGTATCTTAGATGCAGAATCAAGACCTCTTTTTTGATTGTAATGGTTTTCAAAATAATCTACCATTTGATTAAAATAAAACTTAGAATCTTCTTCTGGAATTTCTTTGGATGCCTCTTCAAAAAAAGCAACTAGTCTTCTAACAGATAAGCCTTCAAGATTTACTTTCTTTAAGGCTGCTGGTGTAGATGCTCCACGTGGTTTATTAAACATATTATATTCTCCCTAATCTATGAATTAAATTTACAAGGTCAGTTTTTTTCTTCACATTATTCTCAGATGGTACAAAGCCAGCTGATGTATTAGATTCTAACATAAAGTCATTCTTATTAAGATAGAATGTTATACACTCTCTTAATAGTCTTGTATCTTGATTTGAAAATACAGGCTTACTAACTTTAGGTGTATTAACATTTTTAGGATCCAAACTGTCATATCTTGTACTCATAAGGATTCTACTTTTGATGTGGACATACCTGAAACAATTGGTTCCATTAATGATGCTAGTACATTATCTGGTTTTGATTCCTGATAAGGATCACCACCTGCATTATCAGCTTTACCTTTTTCTTCCCATGTTTCTACCCAATTAATATTATCTATTAGTGCAGCATATCTCCAAGAGCGTTTACCAAAGCCAACATTATTTTTATCCACTAAGTATCCCATGGTTCTAGTAAATTCTCCATTACCATCTGGTATCATTTTTACATTTTTAATACCATGTGCTTGTGCCCAGGCATTCATAACAAATGTATCATTAACAGATATACAATATATTTCATCAATACCTTTTGCTTTAAACTCATTATATAATTTTTCAAAGCCTGGTAGTTGCTGTGTTGAGCATGTTGGTGTAAATGCTCCAGGTAATGAAAATATTATTACTCTCTTACCTTTGAACATCTCATGAGTATTCCATTCAGTCCACTCATTATTTTCTCTAACTTTAAATGTAATATTTGGTACGTGTCCCATTTTAATTACTCCCTGTAAATTCTGGATAACTTCTTAGACCTATCTCACTTATATCAGAACCTTTTAGTTCTTCTTCTTCTGATAACCTTATTCCTAATACAAATTTAACACCATACCAAAGAATGAAGCTAGTGATAACAACAAATGATCCTATTGCTACAACCCCAATTAATTGAGTACTAAATTTTGCGTCTGCGTTAGTCAATGGAACTGCTAATGTTCCCCATATACCACAAACTAAATGAACTGGTATTGCACCAACTACATCATCTATTTTTAATTTATCAAGTAAAGGTACTGCTAACATAACTAAGGCTCCACCTGTTCCACCAATTAATACTGCTTGGAAAAATGAAGGGGCTAAAGGTTCAGCAGTTATTGATACTAATCCACCTAGTGCTCCATTTAAAACAAATGTTAAATCTACCTTCTTATAAAGTAGCTGCCCTAATATCATGGCTACTATAACACCACCTGCAGCAGCTAAATTTGTATTACAAAATATTCTTGCCATTGCACTTGCATCTGCTACTGACCCAAGAGCTAATTGAGAACCACCATTAAATCCAAACCAGCCAAACCATAATAGAAAAGTGCCTAATGTTGCTAAAGGTAATGAAGAAGCAGGCATTGAATTAACCTTACCCTTTTTTGAATACTTACCTTTTCTTGCACCAACAACTAGACATCCTACTAATGCACACCAACCTCCTACAGAATGAACTATAGTAGATCCAGCAAAGTCACTAAATCCTAATTCAGATAACCAGCCTGCTCCCCATGTCCATGAACCCTGTATTGGATATATTATTGCGGTTAATCCTACAACCACAGCTATGAAAGGCCATAACTTAACCCGTTCAGCAACTGCTCCGGATACTATTGAAGCAGCTGTAGCTACAAATACCATCTGGAAGAACCAATCTGAGGCTCCTGCATATCCACCTTCTGAAGTTTCAATAGCTGGATCAGCTACATCAAAGGGACTAAAAGTTCCTATAAAGCCTCCATCTACTCCTGAATACATTAAGTTGTATCCTACTAAAAAGTATAACACTCCTGCCATAGAATATAATACAATATTTTTCGTGCATATTGTTGCCACACTTTTAGTTCTTACCATACCTGCTTCTAACATACAAAAGCCTGCGGCCATTAACATTACCAGTATTCCATTTACTAGGAATGAAAACGTATTAAATATAAACACTATATCTTGAGATTCCATTATTTTTCCTTGTTATTTTTACAATTCCATTATTTCTGTATCGCGTTCATGCATAGCTTGTGCCAATGCATTATTTTTACTATACTTTATGTCTCCAGTCAACCGATAAGTTGTTAAAAACACTTGTATATATTCTTCCACCACCTTATGCTTAGTTGCAACCATTAAACCATCTTGAAATGTTTGTGCTTCAGGAAATAGATCCATGTTATACCAATCCCAATTCTAGTTTACCAGCTTCTGATATGTTATCATGACCCCATAGAGGTTCAAATACCACCTGTACATCACAATCTTTTATCCCGTCTACCTTCATTACAGCATCCTTTACCCATACTGGCATATCTTGGGCAACAGGACACCATGCACTTGTTAGTGTCATAATAACATTACATTTATCTTTATCAAAAGATATATCATATATCAATCCTAGCTCATATATGTTCAAAGATATTTCAGGATCATGTACTGTTCGAATTTGTTCTATTACTTTTTCTTTAAGATCTTGATCCATATTTTAACTCCTTTAATGTTCTAAGTACCTTTACACAATATAAAAAACTTTGTGGGTACATTTCTGGATCAGGAAGTTGAGTATCTTTAAACTCTCTTTGTAGTTCTTCTATCTCTTGTCTACTAATCCCAATCATGAGCTTTTTTTCCAAAAGGTATATCGTCACCATACTCTTCTACAAAGTATGCTATTAACCCAACTTCAAGCCCATATGCTTCAATTTCCCATGGTTGAAAATAATAGTCTTTATCATCAGCATCTAAAATAACTTTAGTATCATAACCATGAATAGTATAACCTTTTCTTTTTTCTTCCTTAGGATATCTTTTACTTGGTATATTAAATGAAGGTCCATTCCACTCATGTGTATTACCTTTGCCATATATACCATCCAATTGATTAGTTGCAAATTGTTTTACATGCACCATTTCATGTGCCAAAGATTTAAAATAGAAATGTTCATCTCCATCTTGTTCTTTAACTATTCTAATATTAAACTCTGTAGGACTAGGAGGTGGGGTAAAATCATCCCACATACAATCTGCTTTATATCTAAAATGAGATGTATTAGGTTGTATTTTAATGTTTAGCAATAAAGATCTTGAAAGATCGTCTGGCATTAATTCATCACAATAAAATTGAGCAGCCAGCTTAAGCCATTTTACTAGCTTTTTATTTTTTGCACCTCTTACTTTTATAATCACTAATCTTCCTCAATAAGAGACTCTAAAGGCTGTGGCATTTTAGTCAAAAAGAAAGCTGGTGTCCATCCATTAAACCCAGACCCTAAACTATACTTTCGTACAGCCTCTCTTGCTTCAGTTATATAACCAAATGTTTGTACTATCTGATCTGTTGCAAGTTCTCTTACGTGATATTTTCTACCTGGTATTTTTTCTAGTTTGTAACCATTACTTTTATATTCTTTTTGTCTGTAACCCATTATTGAAACCCTTCAAATTTAATTCTCTGACCAGTAGGAGTCTGATCAAAGCCTGGTGTATCATCATTAATCATATCATCCTGAGCATGTTGCTCAACATCATACAGCTTCATCTTACTTTTATCTACCCCTACAATAAATCTTCTATAGAGGCCAGGATCACTATATCTATTTTTCAATTGCTTGACTTGAAATTGGTTTAATGCTTCTAAATCTTCTGTACTAATTAAAGCAAACATAAAGTCAGCAGTAGCTGGTAATCCAAACGATTCAGAAGTATCTTCTAATCCAATATCAGAAGAGCTAAAACCAGCTCTAGTAGTTTGAGTAGCAGATACTACAGGAACATTAAACTCTACAGCTAATCCTCTAAGTTCTTCTGCTATTGCTTTTACATAGGTATACGAGTTAACACTTGCACCATATTTAATTCTTGCAGACATACATATATTCAAATAGTCTACATATATTATATCTGGTACAAATTTCTTTTTCATCTTTAATTCATTAAGTAAGTGTCTGAAATGATTGACTCCAGCACTTGCAGTAGGATATTCTTTTATTATTATTTGACCTGTAGTCTTATCTTTTATTCTTGTTAGTTTTTTATCATATGCCTCTTTAGGTAACATGGATAACTCATCCATAGTAACATCCATTAAATTAGCATCTATTCTTTGAGCTATCTTTTCTTCAGCCATCTCCATAGTAAGATACAATACGTTCTTACCATTCATCATATTATCAGCAGCACAGCTACACATAAAGAGAGACTTACCTACACCAGTACCAGCTAGGCAGATATTCAAAGTCTTTTTAGATAGACCACCTTTAGTAATTCTATTGAAATATTCTAATGTAAATGGAAGTTTTTCTTCTTTAGCATGATAGAACTCAAACCGGGCGTCAGCATCATCAATAAAGTCATGTCCTACATGAGGATCAAAACTTACTGATAAAGCGTCAGTCAACAAGGCGGGTATTGCACCCTTTGAAGTCTTCGTTTTACCGTCAAGTATTTGAATGGACTCCATTATTGCGTTGTATACTGCCTGAGTTTGGCAGAACTTCTCAGTTTCGGATGTAAGCCATTCTGAGTCTACAACAATATTAGGTCCAATACCCTGCAGATATTTAGAACAATCGGAATATTGATCCTCAGATAAGTGTGTTAAATTACTTAGATCTACACTAAGGGAATCTACATTAGGTACCTTATTATACTTGTCTACGTACACCTCTACAAGATTAAATATAGTTTTAGATGTAAAGTCCTTAAAGTATTCGTCTTTTAGAAACGGTTTAGTTTTTCTTAAATAATCTTCACTGCTTATTAAGCCTTCGATAATTTTCTGTTCTATCATATAGTAGTTCCATAGCTAAATTCTGTTTTACATGCTTCATCAATCTGCTTCAATACCTCCTCAGTAAAATACTTCTCAGGATCTTTTAGTATCTGTTTACCATACAACTTAGATTCACCCATTTCATATCTATTACCAGACTTCTTAAATATACCATGCTTTTCACCAAACTCTAATAGACCATAATATCTGTCTAATCCACCTGTATAAGATAATAGTACTTCTGCTTCTGCATTCTCTTTAGCTAACCTAGATTTAAACATTTTAGCTTTAATAATGATACCAGTAATCTCAGTACCATCTCTTACTTTCTTCTTAGAAAGGTATGCAATAGTAGAAGCTGCGTATTTTAACCCAGAACCACCACCCATCTCTTTCATAGGCATATACGACCCAATTACCTCGTAAACATGGTTTGTAA